GTCTACCGGGCCATTTCGGCCGAGGCCTACAGCAAGCACGGGTTTAATGCGTCGATGGTGATTTACGACGAGCTCCACGCGGCGCCGAACCGCGAACTGTACGACGTGCTCTCGACGTCGATGGGCGCGCGCGCGCAGCCGCTCATGTTTGTGATCTCGACCGCCGGGTATGACAAACACTCGATCCTCTGGGAACTCTACGCGCACGCGCAGAAAGTGCGCGAGACCCCGAAGTTGGATCCGACGTTTCTCCCGGTGATCTACGAGGCCCCGAAGGACGCCGATTGGACCAGCCGGAAAGTGTGGAAGGCGGCGAACCCGGCGCTCGGGGATTTTCGCAGCCTCGAGGACCTGGAGATTCTGGCGGCCCGGGCCGCCGAGATTCCCGCGCAGGAAAACAATTTCCGCCGGCTGTATCTGAACCAGTGGACCGAGCAGGCGAGCCGGTGGCTGTCGCTGTCGGCGTGGGACGCCTGCCTCGCGCCGACCGATCGCGCCGCCCTGCGGGGCCGGCGCTGTTACGTCGGGATGGACCTGAGCGCGACCGAAGATTTGACGGCGCTCGTCGCGGTGTTTCCCGACGGATATGGCGGGTTCGACGTGCTCCCGCATTTCTTCGTGCCCGGGGAGAAGATTCCCGACCGGGTGCGGCGCGACCGCGTCCCGTACGACCAGTGGGCGCGCGACGGGTACCTCACGACGATCGCCGGGCCGACCGTCGGCGACTATGAGGCCGTGCGGCTGCACCTCGAGGCGTGGCGCACCGAGTTCGACGTCGAGATGGTCGCGACCGACCCGTGGAACGCGACGAGCCTGATCTACCGCCTGGAGCAGGACGGCTGCCCGCTCGTCAAGGTCCCCCAGACGTTCGCGGGTCTGTCGGCGGCGACCAAAAGCCTGGAAAAGCACGTGCTCTCGCGGACCCTGCGGCACGCCGGGCACCCGGTCCTGCGGTGGAATGTCGGGAACGTCAGCGTCGAAAGCGATCCAGCGGGGAACCTGAAGCCCTCGAAGAGGGCCTCGACGGAACGGATCGACGGGGTGGTCGCGCTGATTCAGGCGATCGACGCGATGGAACGGAACGTCCAGACCCCCGAATATTCGGTCGCGATCGTGGGCTAACCAGATTCGGCTAGTAAAGTCAATATATCTTCGGATATAGTCCACGGCCATTCCGTGGAACGCGCCTATTCGCTCCTCGAGGTCAAGGGTGTCGACGCGCAGCGCCGGACGTTCTCCGGGATCGCGTCCACGCCGGAGCTCGATCGCCAGGGCGACAGCCTCGACCCGGCCGGCGCCACCTTCGCCCCGTGGATTCCGCTGCTCTTCCATCACGACGCCAAGCAACCGATCGGCCGCGTGACGCTGACCCGCACGCCGCAGGGCATCGCCTTCGACGCCGAACTCCCGGAGATCGACGAGCCCGGGCCGCTCAAAGCACGTGTCGATGAGGCCTGGCAATCCATCAAGGCCGGCCTGATCTCGGGCGTGTCGATCGGCCATCGCATCCTGGCCGGCGGCGTCGAGGTCCTCCGCGACGGCACGCGCAAGCTCACCAAGACCGAAATCTGTGAACTCTCCCTGGTCACCATTCCCGCGAATGCCAGCGCCAGCATCCGCCTCGTGAAATCCCTGGCGCAGGAGTCTGCCATGAGCAATCCGACGATCCCCGAACGCATTCACGGCCTCGAGTCCGAGCGGGCGATCGTCGCCCAGAGCATGCTGAACGCGATGACGACCGCGGAAAACGAACACCGCGATCTGTCCGAGTCCGAGCAGCAGCAGCACGACGCGTGGAGTCAGAAGGCCCAAGGCCTCGAGGGCCAGATCGCGCGCTGGAAGGACACCGAGAAGCAACTGATCGCGACGGCGACCGCGGTGCCCACGTACACCCCGCGGCTCACCTCGCCCTACGGCCAGGTGTCCGTCAAGTCGAATCTCCCGGCCGGCACGGCGTTCATTCGCTATCACTGCGCGCGCATCGCCGCGAAGGCCGAAGGCATCGAGCCCGCGAACTGGGCCGCGCGGTGGAATGACAGCACGCCGGAAGTCGCGCTCGCGCTCAAGGCCGCGGTCGCGCCGGGCACGGCGACCGACGCGACGTGGGCCGCGCCGCTCGTCCAGCCGCGCATCGCGAACGACTTTATCGAGATGATGCGCGCGGCGACGATCCTCGACAAGCTCAGTCTCTATAAAGTCCCCTTCAACACCAAAATCCCGGCGCAGACCGGCGGCGGGACGTACGGGTGGGTCGGGGAGATGAAGCCCAAGCCGGTGACGTCGGCGGCGTTCGGCAGTGTCACGCTCGACTGGGCGAAGGTCGCCGGGATCATCGTGCTCACCCAGGAACTGATCAAGCTCTCGAGCCCCAACGCCGAGGACGTCGTCCGCAAGGAAATGATCGCCGGGATCGCGGCCTTCCTCGACGGGCAGTTCATCAACCCCGCGGTCGCCGCCGTCGCCGGCGTCTCGCCCGCCAGTATCACGAACGGCGCGCCAACCGCCGCCGGCTCGGCGAACCCGCTCGCGGACGTGCTGACGCTCATCCAGCACTTCGTCACCAACAACATCGGCGTCGACGGCGTGACCTTCCTGATGTCCCCGACCAACGCGCTCGCGATGTCCTTCAAGAGCAACAGCGACGGGTCGCCGGTCTTCCCCGGTATCGACATCAATGGCGGCTCGTACAAGGGCCTCAAGGTGATCACGAGCTCGGTCCTCGGGGCGAACGTGGTCGCGCTGCAACCCAAGTTGATCATGCTCGCGGACGATGGCGGCGTGACGATCGACGCCAGCACCGAAGCCTCGTTGCAGATGGACGGCGCGCCCGATTCCCCGGCGCTCGCGACGACGATCCTCGTCTCGATGTTCCAGATGAACACCGTCGCCCTGCGCGCGGAGCGGTTCATCACCTGGAAGAAATCGAACGCGAACGCGGTGAAGTACCTGACCGCGGTGGCCTGGCCGGCGCCGACCGGCGCGCTGCTGGAATCCGCCCCGGGCGAGTAACCGGCCGTGGGCCTGCTCACGAGCATCGCCGCGCGCGTCTCGTCCTTGCTGACGGTCGCGCGCGGTGGCTGGTCGCCGATCGTCCGCGAGCCCTACACGGGTGCGTGGCAGTTGAACGACGCCCTGCCGACGGAGAACGCGCTCGCGAACCCGAGCGTGTTCGGCGTCGTCTCGCGCATCGCCCAGGACATCGCCAAGATCGCGCCGCCGCTGCTCCTCGAGCTCGACGACGACGGGTTCTGGTTCGAGACCACGAACTCGGCGTATACGCCGGTGCTCCGGCGCCCGAATCGCTACCAGACCCCGCAGCAGTTTTACGAGCAGTGGATGCTCAGTAAGTTGCTCTACGGGAATACCTACGTCCTGAAAGAGCGCGACGAGCGCGGCGTCGTGAAGGCGACCTACGTGCTCGATCCGCTGAAAGTGAAACCGCTCGTCGCCCCGGACGGCAGCGTCTATTACGAGCTCCAGGCGCACGAGCTCGCGGGCTTGGCCCAGGCGACCGAGCCGGTCGTCGTGGGCGCGTCGGAACTCATTCACGACCGCTGGAACTGTCTCTGGCATCCGCTGGTCGGCGTCTCGCCGCTCTACGCGATCGGCGGCGCGGTCACCCAGGCGCAGGCGATTCAGTCGAGCAGCACGACCTTCTTTGCGAAGGGCGGCCGGCCCGCCGGGATGCTGGTCGCGCCGACCAA